GAATAACATCCTCGTGTAGCTGTGCTTTATCTCTAACTGCCCTTGCTTTAAATGCTTGTATAACGGAAAAAACCTCTTCTTTCTTCTGATTATGGTCAAACTCTTGTTGGTCAGCTGGCACTCTTATACCTTGAATGTTCATTAAATTAACCCAGAAGTCTAGCAGCTGTTCTTGATTCATCCAGAACGTACTATTCAAGTTTGACTTGAGTAAAGGATCTAAAAAACAGTATGATATATATGACATGCGTATGTAAGTAAGGACATCACCAGCAATTACAGGCCTGACTTTATCAAGCTCTCTTTTTGCAAAACACTTGTGATAGGCACATGGCTGAGTATCCATCATATCTAATATCTGTCTACTAGATAATTCCCACGCAAAACTCCATTTTGTTTTTTCACTTTCAACTTCTACAACATCGTTAACCGCACTCATAGTCACTGAGAACCCAGGATAAAACAAACTACCGCTCAAACCTCAAAGAGTCGGATTCTCTACGAACTCATCAAAACTCATATTTATATATTTACCCCCACATATTATTGCATTAATGAATCGTGATAAACATTTTTCGAATAAATATCCAAATTTTACATTGTCCACGAAAGAGTAATGTTCCTTAACTTCTAGCCATGATTCTAGATCCTCTAATAGACTGCCTTCATCATATACAACATAATCCCTCAGCCTAGTTAGGTGACATAAAAGCCTCCAGTCGCTTGAGTATTCATCGCGATATTTAAATGCTCTATTTTGTATTTCTTTAGTCAAGTCACGGTTATAAAGAACATACTCCAGACAATACTTATCGTAAACCCCTTCTTTACCCACTGTCGACAACACATATCTATAAAAAGAACCCGCTAATGCAATGCTTATATCACCTTCTACTTGATTCCAACGACACATTAATGGTGATGCAGGCCTGTATCTTCTGCGTTTGTAAGATTCATCAGTTAACATCTGATCAACTGTAACTGAACTAATGCTAATGTACTGGTTACTATTGATACATTTCTGTTTCCAGTCACAACATAATTTAATGTCATCTTTTTCAGATTTATCCAATTTAAGAATTTTATCTACATTATTAACAACCCCAATTGTCAATAATGTCATCAGACTTTCATAACATTGTTTTCTCATATTCATATTTGTAATTTAATAGCATCAACAAGTTCAGTGCCGTTCAAAGGAG